CAACAGTCCGACATAATAGTTTGTGGGTTTCGTGAATGTTGTTGAACCAAAGACATGGTTCATTATTTTGTCTTCTAAGTAATTCGTTAGTCCTGCCATATTCGTTTATTAGAATGGTGTGAATGAAATTGATGGTGTCGAACCAGAAAACTGAATTTTCTCGTCCGAGTCCATTATTTGCTCAATGATCTGCTGATACTTTCCGGCCCATACACCTATCCTCTCATCAGACTGAAGGTAAGGTGCAGAATGCATTAACGAACCGTAAAGGTACGCATCTGGATGAGCAGTTAAAAGCCAGTTGGTTAGGTTTGTGGTGGAAAGTGCTGGAATCTTCCCGTAATACACAACCTCAATCGTGTATTCACCATCCGGAACTGGTGCAAACTCAATGTTATCCTGCACGATTGAGTAGTAAAGTGGTTTACCAGTGGCATTCCGACTCCGAGCTGCATCAAGTTCACTGAGATTCTTATATGTCAAGGGAGTCATTGGATCAGTCAAAAGATCAATGTTTTTCATCCCCATAAAGTCCGGTGGTAATTTTACATACTGTGAACTAATTGGCGCACGACTCCTTTTTACCATATCCCGGACCTGCAAAGTCCTGTTAAAATCTGCTTCTGCCATTGTCACAAAATCTGGAATTACACTTGTCAAGTCAGAACGATTCAGAAAGTCTGCAACGCTTGCCTTTAGATCAGTATAATTTGCTAGTGCCATAGTTCTCCGTAACTTTTTACTTCTTTAGACAGGGCATGATCAATAACACAAGGTATCCCCTTTTCTTTACATTGTTCCCAGAAGTGTATAAAATCTTCATCCACTCCAGGTGAGTCACCAATCTGTTTACTTATAAAAAATGGCAAATCCAGAACATCAAAAATAGGAGTGTTAAAAAGTATCATTCCTATTGCAACACCGTCCACCTCTTCTATCTCTGGAGATACAGGGTCCGGCTTTACTGTTTCTCCTCCTCTATACGCAGAATATTCGCAGGAACCAATGTCTCTCAGGTAATTTATACCTATAGTTGCACGACCTCTCGCCAACATTCTATGTATAGAATCTGGAGGAAAAGTAAACTCAGGTGTCATCATCAGAATATGGGTTGCTCCCCACCCCAATGATGTACCTATCAACCTGTGCCTTACTTCCGGCATCACTCTCCCACTATGGGAAAACACCCTTATTTCATGCTCTCCTTCGTATTCTGACCCTTGAAAATGCTGGACCATATTTGCCAGACATTCACCAAACTGAAAAGGCCACGATCCACTAAGGGAAGGAACCGCAACTGCAACTTTTAAAGGTTCCCCGGCCAAGTCCGAAACGGTTTGTTCTGATGGTCGTTTGCCCACTTCTTCCAATCTTTTCTCTCCCAATTCTCCCTCAAAGACTGATCAAGAACAAACTTCGGAATAATTGCCGAGTGTCTCCATTCTTTTGAGGGTTGCAGGGAGGACATATCGTGAGCAACTTTAATCAGCGGCTCTACATCCTCCCTGGTTTCAATCGTAAGTGAATCGTCATGCTGGTCGTAATGGAAATATTCCCTCGACCAGTTAACGAGTGTCTTACTTGATGACATGATTATGTGATGTTAAGGTCAGCAACTACACCTGACGATGCATCGTTGGATGCCTGGAGGGTGTATTCCACCAATAATGCCCTTTTAATTGCATCACCAGTTTTTGAAATTTCCTCCTGCTTAAAATCACGCAAATATGCAACTTTCCAAAACTCAGGATCAATTACATACCCAGTTTGCTCTCGGCAAAATCTGGAGGGGATTACCTTAAAATCTCCAAAATCAGAAGAATACAGGTCTGCTGCACCCTGAATCTTGGTTTCACTTATCATCTGTCTTGCACTGGCACGGCCTGTGAATGCAGAGACTTTTCCCTTATTCACCGGACCAACCATAAGAACAGATGGTTCACCTCCATTTGTGTAACAGGACTGAATCACCGTTTTTAAGAGTGCTTCGGTTATGTCACGCCTACTGCCACTTTGTGCATCAGTAGGTGCTGCCCCATAAGAGGCCGGATCGGCTCCTGGCGGAGAACCAGCACCTCTTGATGAATTTGTCTTGATCCAAGTTTCAAATCCACCGAGTGTTCTTGCTGTCGTGGCATTTCCTGCCGATCTTGCAACCTTACCTGTCAGTGCAGATTCCATATCCCTCTTGAGAGCCTTTGACTCCTTTGCGAGTTGATATGCCATTTCCGAATCACGACCTGCCTTATTCGTTACCTGTTGTGTCCCTGAGACAATAACAGTTTTTGCCGAGATTTGGGTCTGGTTGTTTTGCCTGACTGTTGGTGTCTGGGCCACAAAAGTATATTCATTTCCCTCGACTTGGGCATTTGCTGCCACAGAATCGAGAACATCCGTTTGCCACTCATGTAAAGTGTTTGTTGCTTTTCCACGACCTACCATTGACATAAAAGGTGTGTCGCTAGGTGATATGTTATATATCACATTTGATAAATCTTCCCTTGTACCTATACTCGTATAGGTTTGGTAAGTTCCGCTTACTGCTGCCATTTTTGCTCCTTATTTAGAACGAATTAAATTATAAAATACACCAGCCGCATCCTCGACACGACCGGATTTTTTCAGTCTTTCCGTTGCCTTTCCTTGCTTGATTCTTCCTGGATCACCAGATTTAGACCCCGGCTTCATTGATTGTCTCCTGACAGGTTTGATGCCATGCTTTTTTTCCTGCATCTGATCCCAAAGTGCGCCCTTCCTCATTATCGAAACGGCTCGGCTGTCAAAAGTCCTGTCCAGTTCCTTTTGGGAATAGCCAGATTTTAAGCCAAATTTAGTTATCAGTTTCTTTTCGGCATTTGCAATTTTTCTGTCACTCCACTCCGGAATTACATCCAGGAGTTTCTTGCCTTCGCTTTCAATGTGCCTTTGTAGTTTCTCATCCCTTTCTGCAGCCTGTTGCTCATACAACTGTTCAAGTGCATAATCCCTTTCTGCATTTCTGGTTTGAGCCTCTCTTAAAGTATCCCTTTGTACAAGATACTCCATTGGGTCTGATTCCCTGAGATTTACCCAGTATTCTTCAGTCTGTTCAGGCGTTTGAGGTTGCTGCTGCTTTGCATATTCCAGTGCTTGGATTGCTTCTTCCGTCCGCTTACTGGCTTCTGCTTTTGCCTCGACAAGCTCCCTGCTTTCATCTGCAAGTGCTTGTGACTTACGAGTGTAATTCTGACCTTTTGAGAAGGAATCTTTCAGTTGCTGAAGTGTTACCTGATGTGTCTGCCCATCTGATTTTACTTCATGCAGTTCTTCTTCTTCCTCTTCCTCTTCAGTCTCATACTCCTCATCGGCTTCTTCCTCTTCTGAACCTTCTTCAAGTTCTTCCTCTTCCGGTTCAGGTTGGGTCAACTGGTTATCTTCGTCCGTTGGCAATTCCTCACCACTTTCAAGGGTCAGTTCGTTCTCCCATTTCTTTGCTGCTACATCCAGGTCAGACTCCATTAAAGAGCTATTGCCCTGCTGTTCTTCTGCCATATTATTATCCTATCAAATAGTTTTGCTCATTTCTGAGAACCAAATGATTAACCATTCCTTGCTATAAGATTTTCATCTCCTGAGTTAATCATGGATTCTAACTCTGTTTTCAGGTCGCTCAATGCACGGAGGGATAAAAATAATCTCTCCCTGGTAATTGAGTCTTCAATATCAGAATTTACCCATTGCTCATGATAATGGTCTTCCAGGTTTTCAAATGCTTCCTGGATAACCGGGTCTTCCAAAACGGAACGTGCCGCATTGGCCTTTAAAATCCTCTCCTCAACCGTTGCCCTTTGCAGGGAACTTTTTTTCTTTCTTTTACGCATTATGAAGGTATTGGCTCAACTGGTGGTCCCATCTGCTGCGGATTTAAGTCCTCCAGTGGCATCGGTGGAACACCCTGCGGAACACCCTGCGGTGGTTGCATCATCTGTTGCATCTGCATCTGTTGCATCTGTGCTTCCATCTTTATTTTCTCCCTGTCCTTGTCAATCATCCCCTTCATTTCAGTGGAATCAACTGTTGTCTTGTACTTGTTCTCCAGTTCCTTGATCTGCATCTCAAGGTTAGTTTCCATCTTATCCCTGTCAAGATCATCAACCCGGATCATCTTTTCACGATCAAGATCAAGACGGGCTTTATCATTTTCCATATCTGCCCGTACCTTGTCTGCCTGTGCCTGTGCAAATATCTCATCTGGTGTAGGCTCCGGTTCCTGCGGAGGTGGTGGCTGGTACGTTGCAGGGTCAGTCCAGAAAGTCTGTGTATCTTTAAATCCGGATAACTCTGTCATTTTCGTTAAAGTTGCATGATACTGCTTGAAATTCACCAGTGGGTTCTCAGGTCCCTGTTTCTCCAGGATTGCTTCCTGCTTGGCTGCGACTCCTGCAAGCATTCCCATTCTCTCTTCTGTAGTACCAAGACCAAGTGCAACATTTACACTTACATCCATTCCTGCATCCCATGCCCGTGGATCAATTGGTATCCACTCGTTTCTGAGCCGAACCATCCTTGCTTGATCTTGATGGGTATGTAAAAGACGGAGTATCTTCTTAAACAGGGGCTTCATGCCATTTTCTGCATATATCCTGCACAATAACTCAATCTGGGCTTGTGAAGCCGCAACTGTTGCAGACACTGCTGCTTTTGTACTGGACTGAAGTGCATCTGGATTCAACCCCATTGAAGCCTTCGACATACCCGTGCGGTCTTCCTTGACCTGATCCAGATAATCCAGCATCGGAAATGCTTCCCTGCCGGAAAAATCCTTCTGTAATTCCCTCACCATCCCTGGCGCACGGGTACGGATAATCTTTCCTACCTTGTTCGATGTAACATCATCCTTATTAACCTGTCCCTCAACAACCTCTGTATCCGGGTGGATACTCTTTGCAAGGCTATCAAGCATATTTCTCAGGACCGCAGACTTTATCTTCTGCACATCCATCAAAAGGTCGGATACGCTTTGTCCTTTCCAGACATGGGGTTCCGGGTAACCATTAAATACGATAAAAGGCAGGTCATTAACAGGAGAATGATGTAAGAGCTTATGATGAGAGCCAGCACAGCAAAACCTGCGTAATTCAGAAATTCCGTCACCGTCAAAATCAATTTTTGCATATGCCTCAATATAGAGGACCATACGGTTTGCTTCTCCGACTGATTGCGAGTCTGCAAAGTTTCCAACTGGGTGTCTTGCGATAAATTCTGTATTTGTTCCAAATTCATCCTCATCTCCTGCCAAATCGAGCATCTCACCATAATCATAGCCCATCTGGACCAGTTCTGAAACGCTCAGATACCGCCTGTGTGCTACAATTGCAGAGTCTTCAATACTCCTTGCCCGTCTGTCAATCAGAAATTCTTCCGGAGGAAGTGCATCCAGAATTATATTGCCATCCTCTCTGGTTTGACGGACAACCACATCATGCAACATTGGAGCCTCAATTTCCGGTTGCTCAATAGGCTGTCCGTCAGGAGAGACTTGTTGTGGCTGCGGAGGTGGTGGTTTAAAATTAGGGTCAGGGTAACTTTCCACCTGCGAGTCTTCTACTTCAGTTTCACTGAGAACTGCTTCCAGACTCTGATCGTCAAGACCAGTAAATTCCTCGTAACTTACTTCTTCCCTGCGTTCCCAATCAACACGGATAACCCCTACCCTTTTTACGAGGGAATCTTTGATTGCATTATAGCATATAGAGAACGCAGGGTTGTCCTGTCCCAATACAATCTGATTTACAAAATCCGTGGCTTGTTGGGCCGGTATAACATCTTCTGGTTGGCGAGGTACATATTCCACGACTCTCTCTGAGCCAAAAAATGTCCTCATTATCTGTGGAAGCATCAAGGATATAGTATCCCGTACATCCATTGACACTACCTGACTCCTGCCCTCCTCTTCGTTACCAAAAGGCAGACCCTGGTAGTAATCACTAGCTTTTACACGATCCGGTGCTTCCTGAAGGTCAATATAGTCCTGTGCGCCCTCAATTAAGGATGCAATAAGACCCTCAAGTTCCTCCTCATCCATTGGCTCATCACCAGAGAGAGCAATTTGTTGTTCTTCAAGTTCTGCTGTCTCTTGCAACAACTCAGAGTCGCTTTGTGCCATAAAATGTATGAATTAGTATATAATTAATCATATGTATGTTGGAAACTACATGATAAATTTAAAATTGTCAAGTGTTTTCTTTTATTTTGCAAAATTACCGTTACCCGGTAACGAATAGTAAGACTTTTTACACAATTCCTGGCATTTCTCTCTCCATTGGCTTGTTCCAACCCCTTTTTCCTGAAGACATTGATGCATAACTTGCAAAAGTCAAGATTAATGCGTCCGCTGCATCAGGGGATGCGTTCCTTCCCAGCCTCTGACGGGTCTGATCCTTCGGTTCGACTTGCAACTTGCCATTACTAGGCCATAATCGCCTTACTGATGCCAACTCCTCCACTAATCTCTCATCTCTTGGTATAACAACATCCCTTTTTGCAAACCATTCCCTGCATTTCCACCATAATTCTGCACGAAGGTTCATATATTCGCCCTCTATTGATGGTGACTCACCAACATTTACGCCACGAACATCAATTCCCTCCTCAACCAGCCTGTCCACAACTCCGGCCCCAAGCCCGATTGAATCAATTAAAACCTCCGCAACTTCCATGCCAGACTGCTTGACATTCTCTATCTCATCCCGTATCCATCCTGTTACCTGCATAAGATCAAGACCTTTCCTCGTCATTATGCCCCCTGCAAGTATATGATTGTTCTGACGGACACATATTGCACTGCTATCCGATCCCCTTCTTGCAATATCAACCCCCATTACTACAGGTCCCTCAATAACCTTTACATCTCTACCTATTGCATCCTCAATCAAATCTCTTGGCACTATCGTATCCTCATCCTCAAATGGAAATTCACCTAATACTCTAATTCTCCAGGGATTTGTATCAACCCCGTAACGAACCTTCATGTCACGGATGTAATCCTCAGTAACCCTCTCAGAATCAAGGCATGATACCTGCATCGTCTTCCAGTACTTTGCAAGACGGGTGTGCGTTGAGTGAAAGAACCCTGATGAGCGAACTGGATTGCCCAAGAGCAAAGTTGCGGCATTGAGACCACTCATGCTGCCTCCACTTGCCTCGTAAATCTGCTCTGGAACACCTGATGCTTCATCTACAACAAGCAAAACATGATCTGAATGTATCCCAGCCAGTGCCTCCGGTGTTTCGACCCTGCTTACCCTGAAACTTATGAAACTTTCTGCCGGTGCGCCCTTTAAACGT